TTTTTCTTGTCTACTGATATGATATGCTTCGAACCGCTACAACTCATTATTCTTTTAGTTGTTGTTCTTATCCTCTTCTTTCTCTTCGTCAAACACAAATTCCAAGAAAAGCGATACTACGTCAGACCGCGACAACAAGGTCCTATTGAAGTCCTTCAAGTACATGACAACACTTATCCAGAGACACGATGGTTGAATAAATGTGGCGATCACGATCAGGTTGGGTATTTAAAGAATAAAACGAACACGAGCTCGCTTATGCCTTTGTTCTTACAGAGACTAGGTGAGCGGTTCTATTACTACACTAGAGACCCTGCCACAGATATCAGAATACCCATTGAGCCCGAAAAGAGAAGATACGATTTTATGACGGAAGACGACGAGGTCAATGTGAACGATAACGCGTACGGTATATCGCTTTACTCGTATTGTGGGAATAGACGATACTAATTTATTTGATGGTTCTAAAGTGTGAATTCTTCTTCAAAGTGAATGTGTTACAACGTGAGTTCGTCACTTCAAGATACTCGAATTCACCAATACAGTACACTAGATCTTCAATCAGGAATTTGTAGGCGGTGTACTGGTAAAAATCATTGAATGGTCCTTGGTATTTCAACACTGTATCAGTCACATCAGTGCGCTTGTCTTTATACACTTTGATCACTTGAATTACTGTTGGTTCTTTTATCGGTATGGTAAATCGAAGTGTACGAATCAGCTGGAAATGCAACCTCCCATAAGAACAAATGGCACGGTGTAGTCGACCGCCATAAAGATAGTACACGACAGGTGAAGTAAATGATACCCACAGAAGTCTATCTCCTACAATTCGCTCAATGATTGTACAAGGGAATGTTTTGACGGTCTGCCAAAAATCATACGCTCGGATCATGAGTTTGTACATATTATTTATTTTCATCCATTCTTTAATAATGATATCGAGGAACACGTATACCGAACTATGTTTCTCCGGTGGCTCTATTAAAGGAATAGCATTCCTCGGTATTCTTCGGAAACTACATGAGGTTGGAATCATGAAGAATATGAATCATTTTATTGGGACAAGTATTGGGGCGCTTATCGCCCTTGTATGTGCCACAGGACAGGAACAACATATCTTTCAAAGTTTCTTGGAGCAGTACGACTCACTCGTTCCAAAATACAGTCTTGCAACGTTAAATAAATCTTATGGTTTTAACGATATGACAAATATGCGATCATTTATTCTCAAGTTACTTCCCTCTGAAAAAACAACGTTCCGCGATCTGTACGAACGCTATGATAAAAGAAGACTCACCGTGTGTGCTACATCTGTGAGACTGAAGAGACCTGTGTATTTCAATCACCAGATGACACCACACGTACGTGTTCTCGACGCTGTTCTTGCATCTATGGCTATTCCTGTTCTCTTCACACCTGTAAAAATAAACAACGAATGGTACATAGATGGTGGTGTCACTTGTCATTTCCCAATTGAACAGGGGCACCCAGAGACCACCCTGGGTATTTATCTGAAAGGTGCTGAACGCAATGCGACACTTGAAGGTAAAAATGCATCGAGTCTCATCTCATATCTTTTCTTTATATTCGATGTTGTCTTTTTTGGGAATGAGGACGTTAAACGGAATCTCGTGTACTCTAAATACAAGGTGATCGATATCTTGTTCGAGAGACCCATGGGTGTCATGGAGCTTCGCCAGAAGAAAGATGCGCTTATTCATTTGTTTAATACAGGTTACCAGACGAACATTGAGTAAATGATTTATTTTTTTTTTCTCGTGTACAGTATAAGTACACATGAGTGGCGGTCCCTTATTAGAAATCTCTACTAACTTCGGTCAACAGGCTGAAAGGCTGACCACCCAACCCCAAGTGACTTTCTGGAAACAAGTCTACAGACGACACACCAACTTTGCGCAGGAAGATATCCAAGTGACGTTCACTGGATCTGTCGGTTTCGATAAGAAGATGACTGCAACCATTCCGCGAAGTGCGGATCTTATATATAAGATGTATTTGTATGCAACGCTTCCTACCCTGACTTTCACAACTGGTACAGGTGCATGGACACGCAATATAGGTAATGTCTTGATTAAAAGTGCTAAAGTAGATATCGGTCCAACAACCATTCAGGAGTTCAGTGGTATCTGGATGTACGTCTGGCATCAGGTCAGTGAGGAAATCGGCCATATCGACACGTATAACTACTTGACAGGTAATACAACGACCTTGACGACTGCAGCATCATCTATTGCTACAGCTAACTTGAAAATCCAACGTCCAGGTCTTGCTCTCCCATTACTGGCTATCTCTTTTGCGGACACTCGAATTACCATCGAGACCAGGCGAATTACTGAATGTGTGGCTATGTCTTCTGGAGCAGTTTACACTGTAGGCAGCGAGTTCGATGCATCTCTATGGGTAAGGTATATTCACTTAGATGAGAATGAGAGGTTATCATTGACTCAGAAGCCTATGGAAATCTTATATGAAGACACTCAGTTCACCGGTACAGAAACGATTACAGGTAAGACTGGTAGAATGAGGATTCAGCATGTGCATCCAATTAAATCGTTCTACCTCTTGTTCAACTCACAAGAGAATCAGGACTTGAATAGATGGACTGATTTCACGGACAACGGTAGCGGAAACAACCCATACAATGGCAACAACCCGCTAAGTACGCTCAAGATGCAAATCTATAATACTGACAGGTTTTCCTTACAAGATGGAGACTATTTTAACTTTCGTCAGCCTTATGACCATTTCAAAAAATCACCTGCTGTAGGTATCAACTCTTACCACCATTGTCTAAATCCTTTGCAGCACCAGCCATCTGGTACGATTAACATGTCCAAGGTGGACAATGCCGCTTTCGTATATGAGTTGACTGCCACACCAGCGACGCAGACTTACTGTTATATGTTTTCTGTCAATTATCAGGTTGTGAAGATTCTAAATGGACTTGCAGGTAAGGGATTCGCTAATTAAGTATTTGTATTTATTCTTTTTCTGTGGGTTTATTAAGTAAATAAAATTATTTATTTTCTAATGCGACCTTCAAAATACATGGCGCGTGCACCAGAAACGTTTCTTAACGATGAGCTTCTTATTGAGAAACTGATGTCCGCGTCGGGATTAATCACAAAATACAAAGTCTCAAAGTCGAAGAAAGAACGTATTCGAATCCATTCTTTATTTCGCAATTCTATCCAGCTCAAGGATTATAATGTAGAGGAAGAGGACGGAAAGAGTAAGAATACCGAATGTCCAAGTTGTAATAAATCGTTTGATCCAAATGGTGTTTGTTTTACCTGTGGTCTTGTCTCTGAAGACTACATGAACGTAGGTCAGCCGCTATTTAGACCCAAAATAGAGAAATTCGATTATCAACGAATCAACCATTTCAAAGACAGACTGGTCAATGCGCAGACCCACGAGAACATCAATATTGAATCTGATGTCATTTATGAAATAAGAGAGCATTGTAGAAAACAAGGTATCCATGATCTCTCTGGACTCACATATGAAAAATTACGAAGAGTCCTACGGCAGATCAAACGAGTCAAGTACTATGAACACATCCCACTATTACTGAGTATTTTTACAGGAAAGCAATTATGCGTTCCGCGCAAAATAATAAATGAACTATGTAATATGTTTAAAAAAGTCCAGGAACCATTTGAACGCTACAAGACAGTTTATCGGAAATCGTTTCTTTCCTACTCGTACACATTCCACAAGTTCTTTCTCATACTGGGATACTACGACTGTCTGGATTATTTTCCACTTCTGAAAGATCGTGAGAAGTTGTACAATCAAGAAAAGATATTCAAAAAGATATGCGAGGAACTCAATTGGAAGTTTATTCCAAGCATGTAGAGTAAATCATTGCAAGTCGCGAGCACTTTGATTTCTTTAACTAAAGAGAAGAAGTGAGAGAGAGAGTCATGGTAACGTATATCAACTTGCTTACTATAAATGATATACCAGATGGAATATTGCACCCTGAAGATCAGTACCGCGAGGGTTATAATGATAAAGGCAAACCAATTGAGTTTACTACTGACGAGTAGTGTTAATGAAATAAATAGTTATTATCTAAACACCAATGTTCGACTTAGATGCCTATATAGAAAAGCTTCGCATAGATGAAGAGTGGGAGGAAGGTGACAGATTGTATAGTAATCCTACATGTGATATGGACCCATGTGGATGGTGTATTCTCAGGTACAAATCGAATTTGACTGAAGATGATCGTCTTGCTGCAGTGTCTCTTGACCCAGCGGTTTTTTATTTGATCGATAATCCATCTAAAGCCGTCATTATGGCCACGATTCAACATCATGAACGTGGTATTCAACAGATTTATAATGCGACTGAAGATATTAAGATGGCTGCGGTTCGACATAATGGGCGTGCTATTTTCTACATTAAGAACGCATCTGACGCGCTCAAGATAGCTGCCGTTCAACAGAATTGGAGACTCATTGAACACATGGAAGATACATCTAAAGCTGTACAGCTGGCTGCATTTCGACAGAATCC